GCGTTTTATTCACATAAAACGCGCAGAGATAAGCTTGCTTATTTCCTATCTCGGTTAGGCCCAACCATTTGATGGATGGTACCGGAAGAGACGAATAGATTTAACCCTCTATTCCCTACCTCTTAAGGTCTTCGGACTAACATCATTATTATTAAATAACAATGTTAACCAATTTAACGATAATCCTAAGATGGATTGCTCGGTATTGGTTTCCTAGTGTTCCTTACGAGAAAATGTCGAATTTCATCGATCTTTGGATCTCATTAATCCGAAGATGGTTTGATAATTCTGGCAGCCTCTCAACGATTAAACGAATTAAAGCAATTCGCTTAGCAACGACCAGATATATTTGTGGTTCACCGTTAAAAGTGAATACAGATAGACTGTCAGTTACTGAGGATGGATTTCCAACCTGTATAGTATCCATTAAGGAACTAGTAGATTCGAAACATCCTGAGTCGTTAAGATTCGTCTTAACATGTCTCGGGGCAAGTAGATCTTTTACGTTCCCTGGTAAAGAAGATTTATCTTCAATTACTAAGGAGTTCTCAGGTTCTCTAAGAACTATTGATCAAGAGTTTGTAGAAACTTTTGTGAAAGATTTCTGTGGAACCTTTGATCCATTACATAACAGACCTAGTCCATTTATCTCATACTTAAGTATGAAAGCAGGTCCTATGATTGGTCCAGCCATTCTAACTGCCCACGTAGCTGCATCCCGGTTTACCGGAGTGAATCTATGGGGGTTAGCTGGAATTGGTGGTGACAAATTCATGGAATGGGTTAAAGAATTAAAATCTGGAACTACATTAGATTTAACTTCCTTTTTAAAGAAAGTATCTAATAGAATTTTAGATCCTAGTTCATTTAGATGGGGTAATCGTAAATTCATTAGAATTGACGATCCCGAAGCTAAAGTGCGGATTGTTGGATGTTATGATTACATCTCACAATTGGCCTTAACACCATATTCTGAATGGGCATTCGATGCCTTAAGAAATAAATTTCCTAAGGATAGAACGTTCACACAGGATCCTGTTATCAAAGATAAGAAAGAGACCGAATGCTATCACTCACTTGATTTAAGTGCCGCGACAGATCGGTTTCCTATAACATTACAAGTTCAGATGCTAGCTGTAATAG